TCCCATGGTTTGCATCTGCAGGTTACACAAGAGGTTTAGTAAATGCGATTAGAGCTAGAAGAAGATTAACCCAAGATGATAGAGATACTCTTTATAAAGGTAGAGTCAATCCAATTGCAACATTCAATGATGTAGGTACTGTAATTTGGGGTAATAAAACTTTACAAATTAGAGAGTCGGCTCTTGATAGAATCAATGTAAGAAGATTGTTACTACAAGCACGTAAGTTAATATCTGCAGTGGCAATTAGATTGTTGTTCGAACAAAATGACCAAAAAGTTAGACAGGATTTCTTGGACTCCGTTAACCCGATATTAGATTCAATTAGAAGAGATAGAGGTTTAATTGACTTTAGAGTTCAAGTATCAAACACTCCTGAAGACTTAGATAGTAATACATTAACAGGAAAAATATTCTTGAAGCCAACAAGGGCTCTTGAATATATAGATATTGAATTTGTTATTACACCTACAGGTGCATCTTTCGATGATGTTTAATATTTAATAGAAAAAAGGGGGAATGAAAGTTCCCCCAATTTTAAATAAAATTTTTTATAAATAAAAATATGAAAATCGAAAAAAAACTTATAAAGGAGTCTTTAGGTCAAAACAAGAAAAGTATCAAAACATTTTCTGAAAAAAAACAAAATATTGTTATTACGGAAGAACAGTTAGAAAAACTATTAAAAATTCTTAATAAATAAATGAGGTATAAAAAAATATTTTCAGAAGGTATAGGACCTGAAGGTACTCCTGACAGTAAATATTATGCTTTTGATTGGGATGATAATATTGTATTTATGCCAACAACAATTATTCTTTTGACTGAGAACAACGAAGAGGTTGGTATGTCTACAGAGGATTTTGCTGAATACAGACATATGATAGGTAAAGAAAACTTTCCTTATAAAGGTACTACAATTGTGAACTTTGCGTCTGACCCATTTAGAAATTTTGGAACTAAAGGTGACAAAAAATTTATTATTGATTCTATGATTGCATCACCAGGACCTTCATGGAATGATTTTGTGGAATGTATTAACGGGGGGTCTATTTTTGCAATCATAACCGCAAGAGGACATAATCCTGAAACATTAAAAGAAGCAACATACAATTATATTATATCAAATCATAATGGTATCAGAAGTTCAGAATGTGTAGATAATCTAAAAAAATATAGAAATTGGGCGGATAATCCTATTGACGAATCATTTGATTTAAATGTTAATGACAAAGACATTATAATGGAATATTTAGATATGTGTGTGTTTGAACCTGTAACATTTGGGGAGGGTAGTGCAACCAATCCTGAAGAAGGAAAAATAAAGGCGATGAGAAAATTTATTTCTTATTGTAAAGAGTTATCCAATGAGGTTGGAAAAAAAGGGTTTTTCAAAAATGATATAAAAAATGATGAGGTAGTACCTTTCATAGGGTTTTCAGATGATGACCCAAAAAATATAGAACACATGAAAAAATTTATTGATACTGAATATGAAGAAAAACCAGTAAGAATGTATTTAACTAAAGGAGGAGAAAAGAAAGAAATATAATATATAGGAGCCTAGTTATAATATTACACAAATTAAAAAAAAGTAAATAGAAAAAAAACTAACGAACAAATATTTATAATAAAAGAATAAAATAATTTAAAAACTATTGATATGGCTGATTTATTAATGAAAATGCCCTTAACGTATGAACCAAAAAGAAAAAATAGATTCATACTTACGTTCCCATCATCCTTGGGGATAAATTCATGGTATGTTGAAAGTACTAGTAGACCTAAAATTGAAATAGGTGAAGTTGCTATTCCTTTTTTGAATACCGAAACATATGTTGCAGGTAGATTCAAATGGAGTTCTATTGATGTAACATTCCGTGACCCGATTGGTCCTTCTGCATCACAAGCACTTATGGAATGGGTTCGTTTACATGCTGAATCAGTTACAGGTCGTATGGGATATGCCGCTGGTTACAAACAAGACATTGACCTTGAGATGTTAGACCCAACAGGAGTTGCAGTTGAGAAGTGGATTCTACAAGGAACTTTCCTAACTAATGTGGATTTTGATTCATTAGGTTATAGTGAAGACGGTCTTATTACTGTTAAGGCAACATTACGTCCTGATAGATGTATACTTGTATACTAAAATTTATTTAAAAAATCAAATACAATCCCACTTTATGTGGGATTTTTTATTTACATGAAGTGATATTCAATTATTTTTATAATAAAAAATATGGATACAACTGCACAATATGGTCAAATGGAACTTAATTTACCTCACGATATAATAAAGTTACCATCAAGAGGTTTATTTTATAAACCCAAAAAAGAAACGTTAAAGGTAGGGTTTTTAACTGCAAACGATGAAAATTTATTAATGTCTTCAAATATACCTAAAGAAGGTTTAGTTTATACTTTATTACGTAGTAAAATTTATGAACCCGGTTTTGATATAAATCAGTTGTTGGAATGTGATATTCAAGCAGTACTTCTTTTTTTAAGAAACACATCTTTTGGTGCGGAATACAATGTAGAATTAAACGACCCAAAAACAAATAAAAAATTCGAAACAACTATATTATTAGAAGAATTAGATTTTGTTGAACCAAAACATACTCCAGATACTGAAGGATATTTTGATTTTGCTTTAGAAAAAACAAAGGCTACTATCAAATGTAAACTATTATCATTAGGAGAAACAACTGAATTAGATAAAATGAGGGAATCATACCCAAGTGGTATGATTGCTCCTGTTGTTACAAAAAAATTAGAAATGTCTATTGTGGAGTTGAACGGTAAAAGAAATAAACAAGAGATTTCAACATTCGTTACAAACTTACCTATTTCCGATTCTAAAAAGTTAAAAAAATTTTTGAAGGAGTGTGAACCAAGTATAAATTTAGAAAGAACAGTAATAGCCCCGTCAGGAGAAAAGGTGACATTCAATGTCAACTTTGGGGTTGAATTTTTTCGGCCTTTCTTCGACATTTAAACAAAATCTTTTGGACGAAATTTATTCGTTGGTAAAGTATTCTAATTTTACATATTCAGATATTATTTCTATGCCAACCTATGAAAGAAAATATTTCATAAACAAACTATTACAATCCTTTGAAAAATAGAATACATTTCTATTTATAATAAAATAGTAATATTATGATGTTCTTATATGCATCCGCGAGTGCGGGATTAGGTAACGAAGCAGAACAAGCAAAAGGTGCAATAGATGCACTAAAGGAACAGTTCGAAGCGTTAGGGAGTAATGTTATTCCTACAAGTGCAGAAAAAATGTTAACACTTGTAAAAACTTTACAAACTGCCGTTGTAAATCAAGAAAATTTAACATCTTCATCATTTAGAAACTTAGGATTCATAAGACTAAGTGACCAAGCTGCTATAAATTTTGGGAAAAAAATACAAAGTGTTTATTATGACTCTATGAAAATGGGAGTCAGTTTCAAAGATGTGTCAGAAACTGTAGATGGTTTGGGTGAACAGATGGGTAGGGTTGTCAATCCAAGTCAAGAAACGATAAAGGCGATGGTGAGTCTTCACGCTGCGACAGGAATGGCAAGTAAGGAAGTTGGTAAAATGGTTGCAGACTTGGTGAAAGTAGGTGGTACTAGTTTGGATGCAACTAAAAATATGCATGAAATGGCTGTTAACGCAAGACAAGTTGGTTTAAATGCTAACAAATTCATGACAACAATACAGAGTAATTTAAAAAACTTGTCGGGGTTCGGATTCAAAAATGGTGTAGAAGGTTTGAAGGGTATGGTAAAACAAGCAATGTTGCTTAGAACTAACATCGAATCGATTGGGGCAATGAAAGTACAATCAACCGCCTTAGACCCTGAAGGTGCTATCGACCTAGCTGCAAAATTTCAAATGTTGGGGGGTGCCGTTGGAAAACTTGCAGACCCTTTTCAGTTAATGTATATGGCACAAAACGATGTTGAAGGTTTACAAAAAGAATTAGTAAATTCTGCAAAAGCGGCAGCGACTTTTAACAAAGAAACGGGTAAATTTGACATCGCAACCGAGGATATGTATCGACTAAGAGAGCAAGCAACTTTGACTGGTGCTAATTTAGAAGACGTTGTTAATACTGCAAAAGAAGGTGCTAAATTAGATTTTATAAAAGAAAAACTTGACTTGGGTGATATGGATGAAGAAAGTAAATCTTTGATTTCTTCTTTATCTGAAATAGATGCATCAGGTAAGATAACTTTCGATTTACCAGGATTTGATGAACAAAATCAATCATTGGAAGATATTATGAAAAATTCCGCAAGAAGGGAAGAGTTTGAGGAAAAACTTAAAGAATATCAAGACAAAGCCGCCGCATCTGAAGAAGAGATTGCGATTAGTCAACTTACGGTTCAAGAAACCATGGCAAGAGATATAACTATGATTAAAGATACTTTCATGAGATTGATGAGTTCTGATGAAAGAGAAAAACTACTTACAGAAACAACCAATTTGTATAAAAAAGGAAATAAAAATATGATGGACGTTGCAAATACTGCTGGTGCTGCTCTGAAAAATGTCCCTACAGCGGTGACAACAGGTCTCGGTTTAGCTGCCGACCAATTAACACCACCCCCGACTGCTATCGATAGTGCAACAGTAGTAGCAGGTAACGTAAATGAAATTGTAACCGCGGGGATTGACATGATGACACCGGCTGCCACTTTTCCAGACGCTATGTTTCCGGCATCGGGAGAAGCACCAAAAGTTTTGTCAAAAGGAAAATTATATTCAGGTATTGTTGGTGATGATGTTG